AATAGATACGGTTTTAGTAATGCTATTGTAGTTTTGCATACTATTAACATATTGTTCTCTCTCATATTCCATTCTTTGTACTTCATATTGATATTGTGATGCAGAGTTTATAGTTCCACCAGTACTATATCCCATTAAATTTCTCCACGGATCATATCCAGTAGTTGCCATTTATTACAATTGTTACTAATTAAAATGATGGTACTTGTTGGAAATTACCCATTGTCCTAACTTCATCAAATGGTGTTCCATATTCAGTATGATCTGGCTCTGGATGAACTCCATATTCATCATAATCATTTACGACTGTAGATTCATCATCTACAACAATAACACAATTGTGTGTTGATGGGATAACAGCTCCTGTTATAATCAATATAGGAAACTGTAATTGTTCTTTAACTTCTGCAAGTTGAAACTCAGCTCCATCAACTATATTAAGGTTATGAAACTTACCAATTCTTTCTAATAACTTACCGCTTGCAAATGTATTCTGCATTGTAATATTACCTTGATTACCAGTTTCTGCACCAGTTGTATTGGCTAGGAATAATTCATTTGTAGAAGTTAATCCAAAGCTTATTTTAGCTGTTATTTTACCAGAGTAACCTAATAGCTCCACCGCTTTCTTATTAAGCTCAAATTTAGCTGTTTTATCACCACCTACGTATGTTAATACTGGTATTGTTGGGTATTTCTCAACCCTCTCTTGTTTTGGTTTAGAAAAACTAAAGTTTAATTCCATGGTTTAATTTAATTATTATATTCATCAATCATTTTGGGATTAAATCCTAAAGAAACAGTTGTGGTTAATGTGGCTGGAAAGGATTTACCATTTAAAGGATGGAAATCTTTATATAAAGGTAAAATATCAGAAGGTGGTAATTATTTTGAATCAGCAGATTCAGAACAAATCTCTAAGGGAATAGATTATATATCTAACAATAGGGCTGATATTAAGAATATAATAATAGATGACGGCCAATATACAATGGGATTTGAATTTATGCGTAGAGCTAAAGAATCTGGTTATGGTAAATTTGCAGATATTGGTGTGAATGCTAATAAGATTATTACTGAAGCTAGAACTACTAGGCCGGATTTAAAAGTATACTTTTTATGGCATCCAGAAAAGGATAGTAACGGGGCCTTAAAGATGAAGACTGTGGGGAAAATGGTCGATGACTACCTCACAATGGAAGGATTGTTTACAGTTATTCTCTATACTAAAGTAGAGAAAGGTGCAAACAATCAAGTTAAATATCAATTTGTTACAAACAATGATGGAAATCTGCCTGGTAAATCTCCATATGGAATGTTTAAAGATTTATATGTGCAGAATGATCTTGGGTTTGTTACAGAGCAGATTGACAAATATAATTCAGGACAATGAAACAATTAATATTTCTATTTCTTATACTTACTTCATGTACAGTATATAGAGTAAATGTAGTTAGACCATATAACCCAAACTGTGTAGCTGTAAAAGCTATTGGAACAGATTGGATTGGATTTACTACTAAAGAAGTTGTAACTTCCAACTTACTGAGAGCTGTGAAGGAAGTTCAAGGTGTAGACGCAGTTGTAAAACCTAAAGATACCCGGTATCAGTTTGTTATCAAAATCGCATCACAGGCTTTTGATAGTTTAACTGTTCTTAACAATGTAAAACGAATTAGTTGTGCAAATGAAGATACACTTAGATCCGGGAAGTAAGCAAGTATCTATAGAAGGAGATATTAAGTTAGCAGATCTCTTCAACAGACTAATGAGTTGGTTTCCAGAAGAATGGGAAGATTGGACTTTAATAGCTCATAAACCTACAATTCAATATAAAGAAGTTATTGTAGATAGGACTTGGTGGAGAGATCCTTACTGGAATCCTTATAAGCCTTATCAAATACCTATTACCTATGATGGCACAAGTTTAACAACTATTGAAACAGGAACAGACAATACTTTTCAGATAGATCTGTCTCAAGTAACTAATTCTACATCATTAATAGCATCAAACACAAATCAATCATTAACTTTAAATCTTAATAATATATAATGTTTACAGGCACAAAAACAGGTAATTCAACAGGTGGAGCATCCTTTCATAAGACAGGCTTGAGCTCAATGAAATTCTTAGGAGTTAATCCTGCAGTAGAACAGATTAACGAATGGCAGAGTAGAGATAATGCTACTGAACCAGATTATAGTCTTGCAAAAGATTATAACGGAGTAAACGATGTTCGTCCATTAAATATCTGGGTTAAAAACGATGATATTGTAACATCATTCAGAATTAATTTAGGAATGGAAGATGCTATTGCTCAATCTGGTAATTATCAAGTTTGTACTTCAGATGGTTCTGTAGTATGGGCTAAATCTAAAGTAGACGGGGCTTTAGTTCTTAAGCCTGAATTTGCTGATCACAAACCTCTTAAAGTAGGGGAAGCTGATTTAATCCAATTTATTTCTAAGATTATTAACTTCGAACGTAAATCTGGAGAGAATCTATATGAGCAAATGACAGCTAACAAAACTGATTTAATTAGTCTGTTCAACGGCAATTATGTTGGAATGAATAACTTGGCCAAATGGTGTAATGAGAACGACAAGCAGATTGTAATGGTTCTTTGTGTTCGTGAAAAAGACACTACTGATAAAGATGGTAATCCAGTTACTAAAACTTATCAAGGTGTTGTAGCAGAACCTAAAACATGGTTCTCAGGTGAGGTTACTGATTGGGCAGTTAACAAAGTTAAAAAGGATTATATTGAGTCTTTGGAAGTAGGAGCTGGTCAAACTAAAGCTTATCCTACTATTCGTTCAACGGAACTGTTTACTTACAACTATCAAGACTTCAAGAAAGAAGATTGTGTAAACGCAGTTCCTGATAATCCTACACCAGCAACTACAGGAGGATGGAAGAGCTAGTGGAAGAACAAGTAATGCCTCACGCTGAACCACATTTAGAATATCCTTCGCAAATATACGAGATTCGTATTCAGAAAGCTGAAAATGGATATATTGTTTCTGCTGGATGTAGAACTTTTGTATTTGAGGATCTTGGTCGGATGATGGATAACATTCAATCCTATTTGATTAATCCTGGAGAAGTTGCTAAAAACTGGTTAGAGCGGAAACAACTGCCCGTATAGATGGAATGGAAGGGAGTTAGACCTACATATAGAAAAGCTTCAGATGTACTAAATTCAATTTCCCAAGAACAGGTATTCTCTGAATATTTGGGTATAGGTTACCCAGATCTATATAAAAGGTACTTAAGTCCTTTTAGAGTAGATAGAGATCCCGGATGCCGATTTCAATGGTATTCCGGGATTCTTTATTTTGTTGAGAATACAATGTTCAATAATAAATTATATTGGTCGTGTATTGATGTAGTGCAGTATATTAAAAAGTGTACTTTTCAAGAAGCTTTAGATATTTTATGGAGAAAATCTTATCAACCAGTTACTATCTCTAAGTCTAACATTAAAGTATTTATACCTGAAATTAGATTTGAAAAGAAAGATTGGTCTAAGGATAATCTATTTAATTTAAGTCCAGAAATTCTAGAACAAGAGCTAGTGTTCTTAGTTAAGAATTACTGGATTAAAACTAAGTCAGGTTGGAATAGAAACTCTATTTATAATCCATCTAAGACTTTAACTGTAGCGTATTACTTTCCAGAAAGTAATCACGTTAAATTATACTTTCCACATGAACAAGATAATCGTTGGTATTCTAACTGCACAACTAATGATATATTTGGTTGGCACAAGATCAAATACTATCAATCTCAATCAGATAAACTAATCATCACTAAATCTGCTAAAGACAGATTGACGTTAGATTACTTTTTAGATCTTCCTACAATAGCTTTACAGAATGAAGGTTGTTTTATTCCTGGAGATAAAGTATTAGATTTAGAAGTTATGTTTAAAGAGATTATATTTATCTATGATAATGATCTACCAGGAATATACAACGCTCAGAAGTTAAGTGAGAAGTATGGTTGGAAATATAAGATTATTGAATGTGAGGCCAAAGATCCATACGAAATGATAAAAGAATATGGGGTTGAGAATACTAAAAAATTAATATTATGAAAGTATCATTGAATATTGACAATGATGAAGAGTTAAGACTCTATGTTAAAGATCTTATTAGAGGTCAGATGTTGTCCATCGCTAGAGAAGAACTTAGAGAGATGACGGTTGCAGAATTAAATAGAATTATATCTAGTAAGTCTGAGACAGTATTTATGCAGATTTTTAGAGAATGTATGCAAAAAGCCATCACTCAATTATTAATAACTAAACATGGAGTATCTGAATGGAATAAGGATTTTATTAAACCCTATGTAGAGTCTAGAATTAATGAATGTTTAAACGGACGACCAACTGAAGCTTTAGTTCTTGAAATTGCTAAAAAACTAACTGGAACTAAGTAATGCACGAAGTAACTAAAATGTGTTTAGAAGTAGTTCATTCTAAATGGAAAATATTATTAAACACTCCTACTAAAACAGGTAAGTTATTAATAGATATTCTAGATGAAACTATAACTGCAGTTGTAAGTACTGGTCATAAATTATGTCCAGATCATCCTTCTAAGGTATTAAGATGTTTGCGATTAGATCCCGATCTAATTAAAGTAATTTTAATTGGGCAGGATCCTTTTCCACAACCAGGAGTAGCTACAGGTTTAGCGTTTGCTTGCGAAGGTACTTATCAACCTAGTTTAAATATCTTGGTTAGAGAATTAAGATCGGAGTATGATGATGAAATAACTGTATTTGATGGAAATCTTAAACATTGGGAAGAACAAGGAGTATTACTATTAAACTCCAGTTTAAGTTGTGAGCAGTTTAAACCAGGAACTCATAGTAAATTATGGGAAGAGTTTATTGCGGGGTTATTGAATGTTCTAAATGATTTTAAAATAACAAGAGAATCTATGAATTCTTTAGTATTTGTATTTTTAGGTAAACAAGCTCAGTTATTTCAAAGTGAAATACAAGAAAGTTGGCATTTTAAAATCAACAGATTTCATCCAGCAGCTGAGACTTATGGTGGTAATAAATTTACTGGATTCTACAAAGAGGTTAATAAATGTCTTATAGAATCTGGACAAACAGAAATTAATTGGTTATGAAGAATAACAATCCTAGTGGACGACCTACTAAAAAGGTAAATTTAAGAATTAACAACACAGATATTGAATTTGAATCAGTTAATCAATTAGCTGAATTCTTAGGGTTATCTGGAGCACATATTTCTAATATAATTGCTGGAAGAGAGAAGCTACCAGTAATTAAGGCAATTACTATTGTATGATAGAATCGGTAGAGATTATCAAGATGATTTTGGAAAGTAAAGAGGGAAAGAAGTGGTTTCATGACTACTTAGTTAAAGAACTAACCTGCACTCTTCATGGTATAACAGATACAGCTAGCTGGAAAGATACTGCGCACACAAGTATTATTTTAAATATTGGTTTTGCAGGGATGCATATAAAATCTGCTGAAGTAACAATAAAGACACCTAAATGAAAGTAATAGTAAAACACGATATTGATATAATTAGAGAATTACCTCATGATTATCCAGATTTAACTTTTGCAGTTAGATCGAACAAAAGAGGATTGATTGCTGAATGTAATCAAGTAGGATTGACAGCGGCTGGTAAAAACCTAGAAAACTTGTTAGCTGATATAGAATTGGTAATAAATAACCAAGTAGATGGCTCACAAAAACAAGATTAAGGGGAATGTATTGGAACAGAATGTAGTTAAAGATTTAAGAGGAAAGTATCCGTTTGCTAAAACAGCAAGATATGCTTCTAAATTAGTTGACGACTGCAAAATAGATGTGATAGGAGTGCCGTTTCTAATTCAGTGTAAATCTGGATATAATGACTCTAGACTGCGGTATGATAGATTGTACTTAGAAATGAAAGAGTTAATTAAAAAGAACTTTAGTCCTAATCACCCAGTACATAAACTTCCTTATATTTTAATCAACAAACTAAATGGGACTAAAGGTAAGAAAGAACCTGAGTTAAATCAGGTGACTATTACCTACGAGTTCTTTTTAGAATTACTAAACAGTTATAACAGCGAACATGCTGAAATATGATAATAAAGAACAGTTTGAAGTTACTCAGGGTTTTGTAAATAGAACCTGGATATACTTGAAACCTAGTATAGTGTTATTAAAGAACTATAGCCCATATTTTGCAGATTTAAAAGTTAATCTGTTATGTGCGAGTTATAAAGATGAAAGTATAATTCTTTATTACAATAGAGGGAATACTCCGGCAATAAAGAAATTATTAGATTCCTTAAAAGGAATGCCTGAGTTTATTAAAGATTGGATGCATTCTGAGAACGTGTATGCTGTTCAGATTAAGCCAGATATTAACTTTTCAGCTTTTGAGGAAGGAAGATATACTGATATCTATACAGAACTTCAGATTAATCAGATTTTTACTAGTAAAAGTAAAGCTAGAAAAGTATTAACAAAGGACATAACATACAAACAAACCTATGTGGATTTATTAAATCAGTGGTTTAATTCAAACAATACCATTGAGTATTTAGAGTCTAGGCCAGATGGAAGTAGAGTTGAAATCCAACAGTACGATCTTCCGCCGCAATTTAACCAGGAAATACTAGGGTATGACGAACGACCAGCAGTCAATAAAGGATTCATTAAAGGACCAACTGATAAACTTAGAAAATAAATTAAAAGAATATGATCACAGAGAACTTAGTAGAGAATGGTATGGGGGAAGTGAGTCCGCAGAACCTTTACAACATATTTCAGGATGTACACCAATTTTTAAAAGTAGCAGGGGTAAAGCAAGAAGGAAGTAAAGAGCAATATGAACTTGGATGTTCCTTGATAGAGGAAGAGTTTGAAGAGTTATGTGAGGCTTATTTAAAAAACGATGCTCAAGGTCAGGCTGATGCAGTAGCAGACTTATTAGTAGTAGTATTAAACTACGCTTATATGTTTAATATAGATGCAGAAGCTATTTCTAAAAGAGTATCTAAATCTAATTGGTCTAAATTTTGTACTACTTTAGAAGAAGCTCGAAATACAGTTGCTGCTTATGCAAGTGGAACTCATCCTAATAAACCTGGAGCTAAGATTAGTTGTTGGGTAGATGAAGTCGGCGAGTACTTTATAGTGAAACGACTATCGGATAATAAGATTATGAAATCTATTAATTTTGTAGAACCATAATGAAACTATTTGCATTGTTTTTTATAGGAGCTTTAATTATAGGTTCTATTGCTTCCTTCTTTATATTTAGAGATGTAAAAGAAGATAATACTTGGGATGATGAAGATGAATACTTCAGCTGAAGTTCGGAATAAATATCCTAAAATCTTAGGAGAAGTAGATATAGCTATTCCTGATACATGGATTAATTTAATAGATCAAATGTGTCGGGAAATAGTTAACTTTCACAATCTGTTCCCTGAGTTTGAATATACAAGATGTGTTCAAATTAAAGAAAAGTTTGGAGGACTAAGGTTTTATGTAGAATCTGAATATCCAGAGGTTTCTCAGATTATTAGAAAATATGAGGAGTTGAGTTTTGAATTATGCCAGGAATGTGGGTGTACAGACTGTGAAGTTAAACCTACAACTAATTGGATAATGTATTTATGTCAATCATGTTGTACTAAGTTGAATAAAACCTTTAGATGAAAGCACAAGATAAACCTAAACTTTATATAATGCTTGCAGAGCAATTTCCAAACGCTCTACAGCAAGTTGCTAAACGCTCAGAACTTGGTCACACTAAATATGCAGACCTAGATCATGATTATCAAGGTTTCACTAGACTTCCAGTAATAGAATATCAGAATGCTTTACTAAGACATCTGATGAATATTGGAGAAGATACTGAAACTAAACTAGATCACTTAGGAGCTTTAGCATGGAATGCTTTAGCTCTATTAGAAATGGAATTAAGATATGGAAATAAAGGAATTACTCAGATGGATGATTTTATTAATGATCCTGTCCCTAGCAATAGCACAATGTAGCGCTAGAAGCTATTGGAAATATAGGTACAAAGAAGAAGCTGAGTTCTCAACAGGATTAATGAATGAAACTGTTAGGCTTCACGAAAAGATTGATTCTTTAATTTTAATCCAGGATACAACAACAATTACCTCCCGTAATTATTAAAAACTCCTATTATGAAGTTATTCATGAATTGGTCAGAGTATTGGGGCTCATGTAAACATTGTGGTGCGGCATTCGGACCTCCAGGCTCTATTCACATTTGCTCTTAATCCACTAACTTAAATGTTCAACTTGCTTAGAGTAGTGAGTTGAACATTTACAATTTAAAAAAAATATGCTTATTGTTTATATAATTAGTGTAGTACTAAGTAGTTTAGGGATGATTGTGTATAGAACACAGATCTCTAAGACATTTGAAAACCAACAACTTACTAAATTAGCACAGTCTAATGTAATGTTGATACTTCCTTTAATTCCTGTTCTGAACACCATTCTTGGTATTCAGTTTATTATTGATATACTCAAATCTAAATGAATCCATATCAATTAAAATATAAACAATACGAAAGTTCACCAGTAATTGTAGAACAACTTTGTTTCAAGTCTGCCGGTGTAGCAGCTATTCTCCTACTTCTAATTTGCTTAATATAAAAATGATAACTTTATATACAGTTAGTGCAGCTGTTACTATAGTGGCGTATTTTGCTTATTGGTCAGACCTTGAAAATTTTGCTACATTGAAAGGGATAGATGCAAAAGCTATGATCATACCACTTGGTATAATAGCTTTTATTCCTTATTTTAATACATTATTGGCGGCTTTATTTGTATTCGATGTCGTAAAAAATTCAATCAGATGATATTTCACTGTAGCTTCTAACCCAATTATCTTATCCTTATCTAACAATACCTGAGTCATAAACTCTTCTGTTCCTGTCATACTACAACCAAATTGCTTACCTTCTTTAGTTAGACAGATTAATCTTCCAGCACAATTACTTCTATTACCTAATCCCGGAGTTATATCTACAATCTTAAACTCAGCATCTTGAAAGTCTTTATACTTCAAAAGCTGTTTAGATCTTTTGTTTTCGTAAGGCCCTAAGTCTAATCTAATAATTGATCCTTCATAACCTTGTTCTAGAAACATTTCATGCATTCTAGTTACATCAGTCATTTTATAAACTGGATAGGTTGGAACTAATTTGAAGTACTCAGGAAAATTCTTAAAGTCATGTTGCAGAGCTTCATATCTTTTAGAGAACACTTTATCTGCGTAATAAGGATAATCATAAATCCAATATTGAATAAACTCTTTAGATTGATCAAAGTCTTCTTGATCAGGTTTAGACTGTCTAGTTAAACTAATAATTTGATTAAAGTCATTCTTTAAGTTATGATTATATAGCTCTCCATCTAATCCATAAAATCCAAACTCTAAATGTGGACAGCTCACAATCTCTTTACCTGATCTGGTAAACAACTTTCTACCATCCATATAACATCTAACGCCATCCAACTTAGGTTGAATGAAAGTTGGAACTGTAAACAGCAAATGTTCATACTTCTTAAACTCATGAGCTAACATAGGTTCAAAGTACTTCTTTTCTGAAGTCAATACTTCATTATAACCAT